CGGTCGCCGGCACTTGAGTAGGATCAGACGAACACGTTTGATCCTCTTTTTTTGCTCTTAACGCATCATCAAGCTGAGCTCTGATTTCCGCACGATGTCCGCTCTCATCATCACAGAAGTTATACACAATGATAGCATAGTCATTGTGAAGATAAATTGAGTTGACAAAGGTATTAATCAGCCGTATCTTAAACTCTGTGCTGTCAACGTCCTGATCTCTAAATTTATTGAGCCAGTACTCTACCATCTCCTCTGTGAGTTTCGGGCGTTTGATTTCTGCCTTGGCGATACAGATTTTGAGTTCTTCCTTACGCTCTTCTAAGGCCATCATACGCTCTTTCGTTGTCTCAGTGATAATTCCCATCTCTACAGCATTAACAAGGTTATTTAAGCCTTTCTGTACGTCTGAGAGCTGCTTTCTGAGTGACTGCATCTGTAATTCCTGTGCATCCGAGTTCTGAATTTCGACAACCTTTTTAGCCAGATAATCAATGGTATCTGGCTGAAGCACGTTATCAATAGTCTGAGAGATAATAAAATTCTCCAGATCAGTTTTACGGACTGTAGATTTTTCACATTTTACTCCCTTGTTTTTCCTGGAAGAGCACTTATAGTAATAGTGGCTTGCTCCATTCCGGCTTGTCCCAGATTCCCCGATGATCGGCCGCTTGCAATATTCGCAAAAAATCTTTCCAGTGAGAAGGAACTCCTCCGGAGCAGTGCATCGGCTCCTGGATCGGTTGCGGGAATTCATTTCAAGTATCATTTGGACTTTCCCCCACAACTCCATATTTATAATGGGGTGTATCACATCATTAACAACAATATCGCCGTAACGGTATATGCCTATATATTTTTCATTCCGCAGAATAAAGTATATGGTATTATTTTTAAAGGGATCTCCCTTGGCATTAACTACACCACGGGTATTAAGGTCGGTAGCTATGGCCTTTGCTGTCTCTCCGGCAGCATACCGCTCAAAAATCTCAACAACGATAGGAGATGTTACTGGATCTACAACATATTTCTTATTAATTATCTTATATCCAAGCATCAGATTACCTCCCAGTGCGTGTCCTTTAAGCATGGACTCTCTCAGCCCACGTCTAACCTTTTGCGACAATTCCGCAGAGTAATATTCAGCCATGCCTTCCAGCAGTGATTCTAGTATAATCCCCTCAGGGCCATTCGGAATATGCTCTTTCGCATAGAGCAGCTTCACGCCATGTTTTTTCATTTTGACTTTGTTCATGGCGATCTCCTCGCGGTTCCTGCCAAAGCGATCCACTTTCCATACAATCACAGCCGAAAACTGATGGCGCTCGCAGTCCTTAATAAGTCGGTTGAACTCGGTGCGGTTTTCAAAGTCTGTACCTGATATATGGCGGTCTATGTAAGTATCTATGATGGTGATATCGTTCTTTTTGGCATAGTCACGGCAGTCTCTTAACTGCCCTTCGATGGATTGTTCATTCTGGCCGGGTCCGGCGCTGTAGCGTGCGTATATTACTGCGTTCACTGTATCATTTCCTCCTTTAAATGTTGTGTATTTCTTTACAGACAAGTCGCGAAATGATACAATAGAAGTGCACTTTTATATCGTATCGGCGCCTTGCCGGTATATTACTTTTTGCCCTCTGTGTTACCAGCACAGGGGGCTTTATGTAATCAGTTATTTTTAATATATTTCAACTCCATAATCAAAAAGATAAGTGCAATAACTGTAAATACCGCTGTTAATATAAATAAATAATAAGATATGTAACATAACAAAGTGCTATATACCGAAAATGTTATCATTAAGAGCATATTAAAAAGAGGTTCCTTATCCTTGTTCAAATTATCTGGAGATATTTTTTTTCCATCTGCATCTTCCACAAAGTTTTGACAAATACAAAAGAAGTCTACACCTAACATCAAAAAATCAGCACCAAATGCAATACCAGCCCATGTCAGATTAATTGGAACGAGGCATAGTCCTACAACTAACATTGCAGCCATGGCAAGGCCTGTCCATACTTTTTCCATGTAAAACCGATGCATGCCTATTATGCCTCCAATTAGGCAGAGAACTCCTGTTTTAAAATGACTTTTTTTACTCACATCATAAGCACTATAATATGACATTATATTTCCCTCCTAAATAATTTATCAATAGAACAAATGTTCTTTTTTGGGGTTGATTTTTAGCCCTAATAGTTATATAATTTTTATAGAATAAAAGGAACAAACGTTCGATTGCGTTATCCCACAATGTATCATGCTTCCTTTCCCGAGCGTTTGATACATGGCGCTTTGAATATTTGCGATTTATTTGCAACTAATTGGAAAATAATGGCAATTGCCAGATTTTTCCATATATTATTTTGCATAAAATGCACAAATTTAATGACTATATGCTATAATATATGTATAGTACATACATACGGCATATGTTCTCGGAAAGGGAGGTACATATTTATGATTCTTATGGACTATAAAAAAATGTTACATGAATTAGTAGATACACTTGATAATATTTCTGCTAGACGCATATACCAGTTAGCAATGGGGGTATTGGGGAGGAAATTCTAATCCTCCCTAGATTCATTGCTTCCCCTGGCTTCTTTTAAGCAGCCTTCGAACTGATTAAAAATATAATCCCATTTATCATCAGGCACACTATAAACCATTTCGACTAAAGCGGATAACACCGCTTTTTTTTGTGCTGTTCCATTTCCCATTAAATACCCAAAATGATTATATGTAATGTCCATAGAATCCAACTTATTAAACATCTCGCCGTCTCCGGTTCGTAACCATTCCTCGTTAACATTAAACTCTCTACACATGGAAACGATTATTGCATCTATAGGCGTATTGCGTCCTGTTTCATAATTGGCAAACGAGTTTCTCTTTATTCCTATTCTATCAGCAAATTCTTGTTGGGTTAATTCTAACGCTTTTCTTAATTGTTTTATTCTGTCTTTCATTTTCACACCACCTCTCTTATGTCTTTTATTATAATACAAAAATGTGCTAACGTCAACAAAAAGTGCTAACAACAACAAAAAAAGTATTGACAAGAGTGTTAACAAGACTTATAATAGTGCTAACAACAACAAGAAAGGGGTGAAGCTATATGAAAGATCATAGAGGAGTACTAGAAACTAAGGAGCAAAAACGTCTTGAGCAGTTACGTTATATTGCTGAACATTGGGACGAACTCCCAGAAACATTGCAGTGCCGTTTCGATGGACAGGTTCAAACCGCAAGAGATTTTCTTATGCAAAAAACAAACTGATCGGCGCACGTTGATAATCGAGGAGGTGAGAATAGAGATGAAGCACAGAATAGTTGTAGTACCTGAAAGACCACTATCTAAAGAGCAACGACGAAACTTCAAAAAAGAAAACCCGGGATATAAACTTGACTTTATGTCCAGATACCCAAGCTTTCCATTATTTGTTTCAGTAATTTCGTTATTGCTTGTAATATGTAAGCCAGTTCTGAACGATATGCTCCAATGGTTGCAAATAGTGCTATTGCGGTAGTGATTTTCCATTTTGAAGACTGTTCAAATAGAGGGTTAGGGATTGTGCTATATGCATATTTGGACAGTCCTGCATGCTGTTTCAGAGATTTTTAAGAATAAGCGTGACAATATGCCGCTTTAATTCGACGTGATATATTCAGCACACGCTAATAATTATGGAGGTGAAAGAGATGTACATCCATGAAGCTGTGAATCAGGCTTTAAATGAGAATAACTATATAACCAGACAAAAAGCGTGGTGGGGAAGGGAATTAAAATTACTTCCGACAGATACGGACCAATGCGTAATAATTTATCATAGCAATAACAAAAAACCTCCACAAAGGGGCTGGGAACCCGATGCAGAGGATCTTGTTGCAAGCGATTGGATTACTTGCAACTAAAGAAACTTAGCAATGAAATCAATAACATCGTTTAAGCCGTTTTTGAATCTGTTTTCCATTTCGATAATGGAAAAGTTTGTCAATGTGGTGTATTGGACAATTCCATCGCCAAAAAAATTATCGAGATATCCGGCTGAACCTAACTCACAAAGAAAATCATTAACATCGTCAGAAGTATATTCAGAGAATAGATCTTGACAAAGAATATCAGGATCAAAAGATTTAGCCTCTGTTCTTGCTATACCAGATTTTATTCTTTGCAAATATTCTTTATATAGTACATAAAGAACTTTTTTAGCATCTTTGGTTAGTTCCATAGTAGAGCTCCATGTCTTAGTATTCGGACCTGCGCGTCCTGTACATAGATTATAGGAGATATGGAAGAAAATAGCAATAAGGATACAGGAAAATCACGATCACAGGAAGGAGAGTGAGAGAGATGGAAGATAGTACCTTTTACACAAATATCAAGAGGGTTCAAGAGGATATTTATACTGGAAAGGCCGCAATTAATGAAATTAGAAAGCGCTGTGGCCTTTCAGAGATTGAAGATGGAGATATACTTATTACCAAACGGATATCTGATAACAAAAAGGACTAGGGTTGTCTAAATCCGTTGCTGCCTTAAAATAGTTTGTAACTGTTGACTGGTCATTAATACATTCTCCTTCCTTTCTTTTGTACTTGGCCCTGCATGGCCTGTACTTAGATTATAGGAGATATGACAAAAAAATACAATAAACGGATTGGATAGAATTACCACAACTGTTTATACGGAGGTATTTATATGCAACAACATAGACAGTAAAGGGATAATGGTATACATGAAATTTCTTATTATGCAGACAACGAGATATGCATGAAAGAGATACGTATATGTGTATTTGCTAGTGATTGGCACTTACTAAAAGATCAATCCTGCTATCGTGAATTAGTGAGTTTATACGAAGCCTACACACTACATAAAAGAAAAGGAGGTGAAGACGATGTTTGTAAACTGTGACGATGTCGATTCTGGAAAGACCACAATCGCTGAAAAAAGAACTGAATGCGGTCTTTCCCGAATAGAAAATACGGATATTCCTGTTACCACAAAAATAGTTGATAGCAAAATGGATCAGGGTCCGAAAAAAAACGAGAAGATTACGAGTAGAAAATTAGAGTGTAGTCGCCCATTAACTGATGAAGAGAAAAATGATATCAAAGAGATTATAGATTATTTAGATAGTTTATAATTTCTTCAATATCTTTATCTGGCTTCATTGAATCAGTGACGATATCAAACAATTCTGCAAGTTGTTCACAAGTGTACGCATTATCTGTTTTTTCAGAATTTAGTGGCATTATTGATATAAAGTATTCTGCTTCAGCATTATCATCAAAAATTGGATTAGTATTAAAACATTTTGAGATAATCACTCTTTTGTTCGGCGTTTCAAAAGAAAAACTGTTGCAGTCAACGCATGGGTGTGGTGCATATAACGATTCAGCCCAATTGATTTTCTTATCCAAAGTAGTCCAGATAAGTGAAGAAACCAATTTATCTATTTCCATACAAATATCCCCTCTCTTTTGTACTCGGCGCTGCAACGCCTGTACTTAGATTATAGGAGATCTGTAACCAAATGGCAATATATGGGGAATGAAAGGATGCGATAACAATGATTAAAGTGAATATAGAACAGATACCGGAAAGCACTACAAATCCAATGGCAAGATCACTCGGTGAGATTATCAAGATATATTTTGAAAATCCGGATAATATGAGGGAGTTCGAAGAGTGGAAGAAAAGCCGTGGAAAACAGGAGGCAGGATAATGGATATGAAAAACTACTTTGCAGGATTTAGCGCCAGATATTGGAATCGTATGTTTCACGAGGCGTACGAGGGCCGTAGGAGTTACCGGACGGCGGCGCAGGTCGAGGCTGTGGTGATTGTGGCACTGATGGCAATTATTATTTTAACAAAATAAAGGAGAAAAAAGATGAAGAAAGAGACTATTAACAGAGTACTGGAATGGGCGAAGGCAACAAAGGAAATCATGCAGGCCGATGACGCGAAGGACTTTTCGGATCTGCGGAAGAGGGACAAGCAGACTATTTTTAAGACACTGCTCGAGGCCGATGACGACTATGATACGGACGGAGACACCGACGGAGCATACCTTTTCTTTGATGTTGAAGACGCTAGGATAACATTTTTTGCTCATTCTGAATCAAGCTTTCCGTCAGACATGATTAGATGCCTCGACTATATGGACGTACTCACAAACGATGGTGGTACGGGGCTGGACGAGTTGATCGGATATTTGGAGAGTCTCCTCGATACCGAGCTTATCAATCTGACACCACACGCAATTACCATATTAGACAAGGACGACAATGTCATATTGACAATTCCTTCTTCCGGTATCGCCAGAGCGGAACAGACACGGGAGCGGATCGGAGACATCGGCGGTATCCCGGTATCTAAGACAGGGTACGCAAGGTGGTCAATCTTCCGAATCCAAAAGCGGGAATTGCCTACATTGTATCTGTACTGACTGCACAGGCCGCGCCGGATCGCAAGGACTTATACATAGTTGATGAGATGGTGAGGGATGAGGGCGGTAATATTATTGGGTGCCGTGCACTGGCACAGATTTGAGGTGTGGGATGAGCAAGAGAAAGAACGGTACATACAGAGCCGCTGCGGCGGCCGGGCTTAACCCGTACGGCTGGGGAAACGGAAAAGCAAGGAAAAAGCCGCGTGAGGTGCGAACTCACAGCGGCAAATACGAAAAAACTTTACAGGCCCATGATACCATACGGGCCACAGAAAATCAAGAGGGTGAGAAAAATGAGATATCGGTGTGACCAGTGTGGTTGCTATCTCGACCCCGTAGAAGGCCGAAGGTGTGACGAGTGCCAGCGGAAAGCAGAGCAGCGGCACAGGATCACGGAACGGATACGGCTGAACGGGAACCAGTACGAAATGAAGATGGAGGATATGCTATTATGCAGGGATTAAAATTTGAGGTCGCACAGACCAATGGAATTATAAAAGTTAATTTTGAAGAACTGGAAAAGGGCTTGCGGGAGAAGCTTTCCGAGTATGAAGGCGCTGTGTTTACCGAGGAATCGAGAACCACGGCGAAGGGTGAGCTTGCGAACCTCCGGAAGCTGAGAAAAGAGATCGAAGACAGCCGGAAGCAGGTTAAGGCAGAGTGGATGAAGCCATATGAAGCCTTTAAGGTACGGGTTGATGGGCTGCTTGAAATCGTAGACAAGCCGGTCAATCTCATCGACAGCCAGCTTAAGGAAATGGAAGCTGTCAGGGTGGCAAAGAGAAAGACAGATATCCAGGCGTTATATGACAGCGTGATCGGGGAGATGCTGGAATACCTTCCCCTGGAAAAGATTTATGATCCAAAATGGGAAAATGCATCTGTCAAATTACCAGCGGTTAAAAAGGCTATGATCGAGGTGATCGGCAAGTCATACGAAGAGGTTACAACCATTAAAAATATGGATTCCGAAGTGGTTCCGAAGGCGCTTGAAATGTACAAGCGTGACCTGAGTCTTGCGAACGCTGTTAGATATATCAACAATTACGAATCCCAGCGTCTCGAAATCCTCCGCAGAGAGGAAGAGAAAAAACGTGATCTTGAAATCGAGAGAATCCGCCGTGAGGAACGTGAGCGGGTAGCTCAGGAACAGCAGATCAGAGAAGAGACGCGCCGGGAGACGGTAGATGAGTTGAAATCTGTTGATGAATCACTTGCCGGAGTCTGGCCGGTTGCACCGGAAGCAAAAAAAGTTATATATACGGTTCTCGGTACTGAATCGGAACTGGAAGAACTGGAAACTGCGCTCAACAGTCTGGGACTGTATTTTGAGAGGAAAGATGTGTAATGGGCGATAGCCGTGTAATGAATGTGTATGAGAAGTTGCTGAAAGTACAGCAGGAACTCAAAGTACCGAAAAGCCAGTATAATCTCTTTGGGAAATATTATTATCGTAACTGCGAGGACATACAGGAGGCCGTAAAACCGCTTTTAAAATCTGTGAATGCTGTGCTTTTCCTCAACGATGAGATAGAGCAGATAGGGGACCGGTATTATGTTAAGGGCATTGCAAAATTTGTTGATTGCGAGACCGGGGCCGAAATTACCAATAAGGCATATGCACGGGAAGAGGAAGAAAAGAAGGGCATGGACGCTTCTCAAATAACTGGAAGTACAAGCAGTTACGCCCGAAAATATGCGCTTAATGGCCTGTTCTGTATCGATGATAACAAAGATGCTGACTCCAACGGGAAAATCAATGAGGACCAGCGAAACGAAATTATAGAGGAGCTGAAAAGAACAGGCGTTGGAATAAAGGGGCTTTTAAAGAACTATGGTCTTAAGACTCTGGAGGAGATGGAGGCTGACCAGTATAGCGAAGCTGTAAAGGTGCTTAAATCGAAGCCGGATAAAGAGAAGATACCACCTCCAGTCTCAGACGATGAAATGAAACAATTATCGCCGCCAGATGATAATGGATTACCGTTTAATTAGTGGGGTGATGGCATGTATGAATTTGCACATATAACGGCTTACAAGCCAGTAGAGGAAGGGACGTATTTGCAGGTGTTCATTCCAGGTAAAAACCTTATGGGTCCGCTGGAGGAAAAGCACATGCGGACATGTAACGTCTGGCTTGACGATGGACGGCACATAAGCGCAGAGCAGCGGAAGAAAGCATACGCAACGATTAACGACATTGCAGCTTTCACAGGAGAGATGCCGGAAGTCATGAAAGAGTGGCTTAAGTATCTGCATATTTACCGTACAGGCTGCGAGTACTTTTCGCTCTCATCTTGCTCTATGGATACGGCCCGGGAATATATCAACACGATACTGGATTATGCGCTGGAAGCTGGAGTACCGCTATTAGATTTCGCACTTAACCGCACTGATGATATTGGACATTACCTGTATGCATGTCTGAAGCTTAAAAAGTGCGCTATCTGCGGAAGGCCGGGAGAAGTCCACCATGTTGATGCAATCGGGATGGGAAATGATCGCAGGACGCTTGATGATTCGGATCATCGAAAGATATGTCTGTGCCGTGTGCATCATACAGAGGCTCATACAACCGGTTTTAACAGCTTTGCAGAGAAATATAAGGTATACGGTATCAAATATAAAGAATAAGCCTTGTCGGCTCTGAAACGAGCCTTTAGATAGGGGGCAAGAATTAATGTGTCACGAACATAATAATTGCCATGGTACTGCCTCCGCCGTCTTTCGTCTAGCGGCGGGGGAACAAAGGAGGAATTACAATTGAGTTATATAGATTTAAGCGGTATGCATTTTGGGTTTCTGGTGGCTCGGGAATATGCAGGAAAGGGATACTGGAAGTGTCAATGTCTTAACTGCGGAAAAGACAAATTGGTCAAAGGAGAGCATCTTAGACTGGGGAATGTAAAGTCCTGTGGCTGCTTGAAGGAAGAGCAGGAGACACGCGGAAAGAGGGATACAAATAGCTATGTTATACGTACCCACAAGGGTGATGAAATTAACGTAGATGCCGAAGATGTAGACCGGCTGTCAAAACATTCATGGTCGATCGGAATAGATGGATACCCACAGGCCAGGGTAAACGGAAAAATGATGCGAATGCATGAGCTGTTAGTCGGCCAGTATCGCGGTGATGGGCTTGTGATTGACCATATCAACCATAATCGGGCGGACAACCGGAAAGACAACCTGCGGATCGTTACCCCGGCACAGAACGCCAGAAAAACAGGAATTGAGGTGTAGACATGGCAAACAAGAGAATGTTCTCAAAGGCAATTATTGACAGCGATATGTTCCTGGATATGCCGAAATCAGCCCAGGCGCTTTACTTCCATCTTGGTATGAGGGCGGATGACGATGGATTCCTTGACAATGCAAAAAAGATCATGCGTAGCATTGGAGCCAGTGAGGATGATTATAAGATTCTGGTGGCAAAAAATTACATAATCCAGATGGAAAAAGGGATTTGTGTAATCACACATTGGTGGGTCCATAACTACATCCAGAGGGACCGCTACAAGGAGACAATCCACCTCGAAGAAAAGGCACTTTTGACCCAGACAGAGACCGGCGTATACACTTTGGATACAGAATGTGTACAGCCTGTATCCATTTCGGCTTCTCAGATTAGATTAGATAAGATTAGTATAGATAAGATTAATAATAATATACCGGCTTCCGCTGACGCTCCACCCTCACCTGACGTTAAAGTAAAACACAAATATGGCGAATATAAACATGTTATGTTAACAGATGATGAAAAGGGAAAACTACAGGCTGAGTACGGCGAGGGGATGGCGGAAAAAGCAGTCACGTTTCTTGATGAGTATATCGAGATGAAAGGCTATAAAGCAAAGAGTCATTATTTGGCAATCCGCAAATGGGTGATAAATGCGGTGAAAGAAGCTGAGCAGAAGGACAAAGGAAGGACAGGAAAACAGAAAACAAACCAGTTCCAGCAGTTCCCACAGCGTGAGGTTGATTATGACGCTCTGGTAATGCAGGGACTACAGAATATGGGAGATGGTGAACATGGGAAAGAGATATAATCCCGAAAACTTTGTTGACAGGGTATACATGGATTCCAAATTTGCGGAACTCAGAACGGAATTGATTACATACTTTGACGGCAGATTACGGGAGCTGCAGGAAATGATAAATACAGAGTCGGAGCCTCCGGCGGAAAAAAAGAAGACAGCAGGGCCGGTCAGAAAACAGGAAGGGGAGCCGGACCCGTGCATGATCTGGAAAATGAACATGAATAAAAGAGGTACTGAACTGGCGAAGAGATATCCGAAGCAGAATGATTCGTTAAATACCGTGCTGCGGAAAATATATCTTAAGATGGATCGGCAGTATGGGGTCTGCCTGGCGCAGGAAGTAAAAGACTGTAAAGGCAGATCAGATAAAAAACCATCAACACTTGAGGCCATTTCACAGAGCGAGAAGTTAAGGAATCTTTTCGAATCAATCCTTTTCAATTTTGAGGAGGAATGCAGATTACGAGAAGAGAAAGCTCAGGCGGCGGAAGCTGCAAAACTTGCGTTGACAAGACAGGAGATCATTCAACCACTTATTGAGGCGAGAGCAGACAGGAGTACAAACGGCTGCTCAACCTATGCGGCAGTATGGCGGGAGATGCGAAAAAATGGTGCTGACTTCGAGGCGGCAGAGGCAAGGTACAGAGAGAAAACCAGAAGCAAACGGAGCATCAAAAGTAAAGAACTTGTTGACAATGATATAGACCTGAAAAAGAAATTTGCGGAGACCGTAGCTGAGATGCTTCACGAGGCCGGAAAGGCAGACCATGAAAGAGCGTCATAAGCAGATCAGGGACTACATAGTCCAGTACACTATAGCCCACGGCTGGCCGCCCTCGGTGAGAGAGATCGGGGAAGGCGTAGGACTGGAGAGCAAGAGCAGTGTACACCTGCATCTCAAGCAGATGGCAGACGCCGGGATTATCAAGATGGTGCCAGGGCAGCCGAGATGTATAACGGTACCGGAGCTGGTGATCGAATGGAAAGGGGATCAGGAAAATGTATAGTACTACACCACAGCGAAAGACACTTGAAAAATTATGTCCGTATTGCGGGAAAACCCGAACATATACCTACCGTGATGGATACGATGAAGTGGATTACGGTACCGGACGCAGCCGGTATATACCGTCAAGTACAGTTGACGAGGGCTGCGATTGTATGTTAGGCAAGCTAAGCCATGCTGCCGAAAAAATCCAGATAAAGAAACAGTGCGCTAACTGTGCATGGAATGTGAACGGAAATTGCACAAATAAGCAGGAGCGAACCGATGTTTCGGAGATGTTTGGAATAACCGGTGATCTGGTTATAAAAAATGAATCAAAGCGCTGTAAACATTATGAGTTATCGAAAAATATATTCGATGCCCTGATTGAGTTAAAAAATTAACATTTTCATGGGTACCGGGTATCCAGCGGAGTGCAGAGGGGTTCGAGTCCCTGAACTGCCGGGTTCGACTCCCGACAGTGCAAGGTGCAAAACTCCGCAAATATTAAGATTTGAGGGAGGACTAAAATGTATTTAAATATCGAATACAGAGACGGAAAGAAAGAACAGAAAAGTGTGGATGATTGCTCCGTTAAAGATGGGTGCCTGAAATATTATATCAGGACAGGAGTCAGTGCTGGTACGCATTATATTCCATTGGACACTATCAAAGAATTTCATAAAGAGAATTAATATTTAGGGAGGTCGAGAGAGAAAATGAAAGATACCAATATATACAGGATTTCCGATATACAGAAAGCGTATAAATGTAGTTATTCAGAAGCATTTAAAGCAAGACTATTATTGTTTTTTATTTCAGATAATGTAAAAGAGCTTGAAGAAATATTAAAAAAAGACGAACAGGAAGGGTTGCTTCAGTTTTGCATAAGATATGCGAAAAAAGACAAAGTTACTCAGCAAAATTAGCATTTAAAGGAGAAAAAAAGATGAAAGATGAATTATTGAAAATTGCACAGGACGTCTTGACAGAAGAGGAAGTACGGGAAATAGTAAAGGAAAAATTTAAAGAGGCATTTAAAAGTGCAGTAGGCGAGGCTTTCCGCTGGGGAGACGCCGAAAGGGCGCTTAAAAATAAAATTACGGAGGTTATGGTTCCGTATATCGAGAAGTACGATTTTACCGAATTTCTCCCTAAGTTGGATTCTGTGCTTGCTGAAATTGTGAATTCTGATAGCTGCATGGCCGAAAAGCGCATTTTAGAAAATTTTAAGGCGCTTATGCTGGAACCGGAACAGAAGGAAATCAAAGTCACTGACCTGTTTAAAGCGTGGATAAAACAATGTGCAAAAGACATTGATGTTGATAACTTGGAGATATGCTGTGATGATGGGGTGTATTATGCACCGGTAGATTGCGAAATGCGATTCGAGGAGGAAGAAAAACCGTCGTGGAGCTGCTTGCAGAGAGCAACAATTACGTTTGAAAACGATCACGACAAAGACCTTAACATGCAGATTCAGGTTTCAAAGTATGTTAGCGATTATGGAAAAGAACACCCATATTCTATAAGCATTTCGAGCAATATCAAAATCTCATCATTACGAAGACTGTCTGATTTTGAGGTCCTTCTTCTCAGGCTGGAACGCGCGGGAACCGCGATAGTGATTGATGAGGAATGGGACAGTAGCTACATTGAGCCGGAAAAAGAGCCGGAAGCGACATTTGTATAAAAAGAGGTATGAAATGAAAAAATGCTATTACTGTCCATGGCGATCAGATAAGTGCAAAAACCCTAATAGCCGTAACAAAGACAAATTTCTGGAAGATATAAAGCTTTGCAAGCCAATGTTGATTAATAAAGATATCAAACCAAAGTTGATCCCGTCATTTAGAGGTGAGCAAAATGAAATATAAAAAAGTAGATTCATGGAAGGTGTTTTCTGTTCTCGTATCATGTGATCTTGATATCATGTGTCCATTATGCGGGATTATAAACCTTGTAAATATAGCTTCTATACTGGGGACGAGCCGGTATCAAGTAAAAAAGTACATGGATTACCTTGTGAGAATCGGAGTAGCAGAAAGAGCCGTCTTCATGCCTCCATGGGAGAACGAAGTACCGCCGCCGTATCACGGCTATAAATTAACGGAGGCGGTGAAATACAAAGGTGGCGATAATATTCCGGACGGAGTAGACACGAGAACAATGTTAATGTACCGGGCTTATTATCAAAAAAAGAAAGCCGAGAATGATGCTTTTATCGAAAGGCATTTCGGTGCCTAAATCGAGATAAAGAAAATATTACGGAGTAATACACAGGGAAAGGAGCGGCCGGCATGGCAAGACCGAGAAAAGCAGAAGGAGAAAAATACATACGGCAGGATATAAGCATAGAGCCGGGACAGTTTAGGCGGCTTATGGCCTATTGCCAGCGTGAGGACCGCTCCATCTCCTGGGTGATCCGCAAGGCGCTGGAAATGTTTTTTATGTGTAACGATACGTAACGTTACACAACTAAATCGAGATTTTCAGAAAGGGGAAGAATGAAATTAAAAAGAGCTATATTAAGATTACAGATAGCGTATTGCAATGCTATGTTAAGGGGCTTACATGGATTACACAAAGTTATTGATAGAATATTAAAAAATAATCCTGCATACAACGAAACGCAAAGATTACAGGCAGAAAATGAGTACCTGCGTATGCGTCTGGCAGAGATACGGGATAAAGTGGACCAAATGGAGCCGCCAGAGGGATTTCCGCCAGTTTACACCCATGCGTATCACGATGCAAAAGAAGAAGTAAAGAGAATTATTGAATAAAAATAAGCCGGGATTCATTTCCCGGCAATAAAAAAAGAAAGTAAAGAACGTATGTGCGAAAAAAGAAAAACGCGGTGGACACCCGGGAAGATGCTTACCACCGCTCTATAACTGCTTGAGTATATTATAACCGGCTCAGGCAGAGAAAAGCAAGAGGAATAATTTTCCAGTCTGAGAAGGAGGATAATATCATGGCAGAACAGGTTAATTTAGACGAAGTTGTAACCAACATTATGTACGGACTTACAAATGTGATAGCAGAGCAGACGCGGCTTAATGATGCGAAAGCGGTATTATATATGGCCCTTCATAACATGCAGATATACCGGGAAGAGACCGGATTGTCTACTCAGATAGATAATACATCTGAGTGGGTGAGGCTGTTCCTGGCTTCCATGCTTGTTCGCGGCTGTACGGAAAAGACCGTAGAAACCTATAAGCAGGAATATAAGCAGTTTTTCACCGCTGTGAACAAGTCACTGAACGAGATTACCACGGGAGATATACGTGGATATCTGGCACATTGCAAACTGGTAAGGCATAATGCGGATCAGACAATTAATAATAAGACGCGTATGCTCCGCGGACTTTTTAAATGGCTTACCGAAGAAGAATACATTACAAAAAATCCGATGCTTAAGATTAAGGATAATAAGGTGGAGCATCGCGTAAAAGAAGTATTTACAGATGAGCAGATCACAATTGTGAAAGACATTGCAAAAGAGCATAGTCTCCGCGACATTGCTATAGTTGACTTCCTTCACAGGACAGGGGTGCGTATATCTGAAATGGTAGCGCTTAATCGTGAAGATATAGATATGTATGGGCGGCAATGTATTGTGTATGGAAAGGGACGGAAGGAAAGACCAGTATATTTTAACGGTGAAGCTGCGGTACATTTGAAAGAGTACCTTGAAAGCCGCACTGACGATAATCCTGCATTATTTGTAGGAAGCCGTGCACCACATAAAAGAATGACCGATGATGCAGTGCGGGTAATGCTGAAGAGTCTCAGCGAGATGGATAAGCGTCTTAATGGGATTGCAATTAATCCGCATAAGTGGCGTAGACAATTTGTTACGGAACTTCTGGAAAAAGACGTACCTCTTACTTTGGTAGCAGATTTAGTAGGACACAACAATCTTAATACAACAAAAGATAATTATGGAAATTACAGCCGTAGCAAAGCCAAAGAAGCACATAGAAAATATGTCAGTTAAGGAGAAGAAAATCATGAAAGCAAGAATGTATGATATTTACGACGGGGAAAAATTTGTTGATACGTTAAATTCCGATGAAGCTGCCAAACTTATAAATATTTCAGTTAGAAGTATTTATGCTGCGGCTTCCGGAGGCTATAAACTAAAACGGAAGTATTACATAGTACCGGTATCTGATGAATGTCAGACAAAGAGTTTCACGCAAGAATTGTGTGAGGAATGGGATAAAACTCGATTAGAAATTTTACATAAAGGAAGGGTGAACGCATGATACATAAAAATGGTGAGGGATATCCGGACCCGACGGCATACCGGGCAATAAAAGAAGCAGATCGGCCGCCAAAACCGGTAAAAGATGTGATGCATGTATTGCGTACAGTGGCGAGTCTGGCAGGATTTGAAATCGTCGGAAGGATACACCTTAAAGACAGAGAGACAGGGAGGGAATGGTAATGGGAAACAGAATACCAACAGAAGCATGGAGAATAATTGAACCAAAAGTACGTAGATATCCGCAAAATAAAGCAGAGTATGAAGAGCGTATTGATGAAATCATGAATCAGAAGGGCGGGAGCGACGGGCAGCCAAAAGGGAACAGTATAGGCAATCCGACGGAGCGCCTTGCAATTAAAATTGCCGACGATCCATGGTTGCAAAGAGTAAAGCGGGAAATTGATGCAGTGGAAAGTGTCTATAATAATATGCGGCCGGAACATCAAAAAGTAATCCGGGTGAGGTTTTGGTCCTATCGTTACCATAACATGAAATATTTTGATATGGAGCGGTGCACATCTTACCGTGAAAGGCAGATGCAGCGGATTGTAAGAGATTTTATTTATGCAGTCGGAAAAAAATTAGGTGAAATATAAAAGATGGCGTATTTTGCCTTGTCAAGTGTGATAATATGTTACCATGGATTACAAAACAAGGTGAGGGCTTCTAAATGCAGAGGCCCTTTTCTCATGCCGAAAAGGAGAAACAGGTGAGTGAATGAATACGGTAGAGCCTATACGAGACAAGGAAACAGTCATTGATATAGCGGAATGCTTAAGAAAGGACAGTGAGCGTAATTATGTCATGTTCCTTTTTGGTATTTATTCCGGCCTGCGGATATCAGATATTTTAAAGTTCCGGGTGCGGGATGTAAAAGATAAAAGTGATATTGTTCTTAGGGAGAAGAAGACCGGAAAAGAAAAGCGTTTTCCGATTAACAGAGACCTTAAGAAAGCCCTGGAGCAATACATAATTGGGAAAGATGATTATGAATTCCTTTTCAAAAACCCACATGAAAACAAGCCTATTACGCGACAGCAGGCTTATAACATTCTCTCAGATGCAGGAAAGAAGTTCGGGATTGAGAAGATAGGAACACACACGCTGCGGAAGACATTTGGTTATCACGTATATCAGTCTACGAAAGATGCAGCTATGCTGATGGATATTTTTAACCATGCAGACATTCACATAACCTTGCGATACATTGGAGTCAACCAGGACCAGAAGGATAAGGTATACAATAAGCTATCGTATTTTCGATAGTTCTTTTTATTTTACCTACAATTTGTCACAAAATGACAGTGTAAAATCAACTGTATAAAAATCGGCGGCATTAATTAGTAGAAACAGGATCACGACACGTTTTACAAAATAGCAGATATGTCAAATGGAAAGAGTGCGGAACATAGCTCAGCGGGAGAGCGACGGCCTTATAAGCCGTGTGTCTTGGGTTCGATTCCCGATGTTCCGATGATCGTTCTCATAATTCAACCGGCGCATGAAACTTAGGGCGCCGGTCCTCCTGAAAGGTGATGAGCTAATGAAATTTATTATTGAAGATGATGAAGGAAAGAGAATTGAATGTCAGGAAGTAAAGACGCTTAATGTACCTGATAGTATTCTTGTATTCCAAACTATGAAACGTTTAAGGGAAAAAGACATCAATGCGTTTTGTGAAGATATGAAGAAGAGAACAGGGCACAACTGCATTTTGTTGGAAGCAGGCATAGACCTTGTAGCGCAGATCGCACCGGCAGTAGAGGACAAGGAGAGGTAACTACATGGCAAAGGAATACGCACAGGCATTCTATCACTCAAAGAAGTGGAAGGACTGCCGAAGGTCATACATAAATAATCGAATCATGATTGATGGCGGAATGTGCGAGAAGTGTCACGAGCGACTGGGATACATCGTACATCATAAGGTTAGAATAACACCTGATAACATTAACGATCCAGAGATCACATTGAACTGGGACAACTTAAGATGGGAGTGCAAGGTGTGTCACGATGAAGAGGAAGGTCATGGCCTGAATAAGAAGGCGGCGCTGTTGGTTGCCTTCGATGCATCAGGGCAGCCGATACCGCTGCCTCCCCCCTTAAATAAAGGTGTGGGTGGTTTCTAAATTCACCGTGTCCCCAGATTTATTTAATACACAGGTCGCACGTAAAGGGGGTGTGGTATAAACGTGTACACAGACAAGGAATTTGAAGCGGAAGCAAGGAAAAGAGAAGAGGAAGTTGACAGCATTGGCAACTATTTGGAGAAAGTAAAACGGATTAAGCGGGAGACAAGCAGATTAAAAAAACTCTTTGCAAACATAGATGAGAACAAAAAGAAGCTTGTATTTACCACCATCGAGGACATTGCTTTCATGACAATTACAATGCAAGATCTCCGAGAAACGATCAACCGTAAGGGGACGACAGTGGAGTACAAGAATGGAGAGAATCAGTATGGAACCAAACAGAGCCCAGAGGCACAGTATTATTTGCAGCTCTCGCAAAGACAGACCCAGGCCATGAAAATACTGGTTGATTGTCTTCCGAAAACAGAAAAAAAAGTGGTTGTGGAAGACGACGGCTTCGAGGATTTTGTAAACGGGAGGGAGGATGTTTAATGGCCGGCAGAAAGAAAGTAGTCTATCCATTAAGCTATAACCCGATCCTGGAATATTGGAACCTGATAGAATCAGGGGAAGAGGTCGTATCAAATAAAATACACGAGTGGTACAAGCACCTCGCCTGGGAAGTCAATAATCCGGGCGAGTATTTTTATAGTCCGGCAAGGGCAAACCATGTCTTGGAGTTCGCGGAGAATTACTGCAAGCTATCCAAAGGGGCCGGCGCTGGTAGTCCGGTGCGATTGGAACTTTGGGAGAAAGCGCACCTGGCTGCGGTGTTTGGCTTTGTGGATATCAATGGTTTTCGTCAATGCAGGGAGTCAGTGTTAATCGTCGGAAAGAAAAACGGGAAGTCCCTTCTGGCTTCCATCGTTGGCCTGTATATGCAGGTTGGAGACGGGGAGTCGGGGCCGGAGGTTTACGCGGTTGCTACGAAGAGAGATCAGGCGAAGATCATCTGGACGGAATCAAAGCGAATGGTGAGGAAATCGCCGGCACTTTTGAAGCGCATTAAGCCATTGGTTGCGGAGCTGTCTTCCGAGTATTTCAATGATGGGATTTTCAAGCCGCTGGCATCTGACAGCGATACGCTGGACGGCCTTAACGTACATTGTGTTTTGATGGACGAAATCCACCAATGGAAGAACGGAAAGGCCCTTTACGATATCATGGCCGACGGCTGTTCGGCCAGAGACCAGCCGCTTGTCTATATTACCTCCACGGCCGGAGTAATCCGAGAAGACATCTACGATGCGAAGTACGAAGAGGCTGAAAAAGTTATCAATGGCCTGTTTGACAGTGTGGGGTACAAGGATCCTCATTTCTTCCCGTTTGTTTATGAGTTGGACAACCGGAAAGAATGGACGGATCCGGAATGCTGGAAGAAAGCAAATCCGGGCCTTGGAACCATAAAGAAGCAGTCAACCCTTGCGGCAAAGGTTGAGAAGGCGAAGGATAATCCAAAGCTTGTTAAGAATCTGGTTTGCAAGGAATTCAATATCCGCGAGACTTCTTCCGAGGCTTGGCTGACATTCGAACAGTTGAATAACACGGAGCTGTTCGATCTCGAAGCGCTGAAGCCGCGTTACGGCATCGGGGGAACCGACCTTTCCAGCACCACGGACTTGACGAACGCCACCGTAATATTCATGGTACCGGGAGATGACAGAATCTATGTGCTACAAATGTATTGGCTGCCGGAAGATCTGTTAGAGCAGCGCGTAAGGGAGGATAAGATACCTTATGACTTATGGGCTGAACAGGGATTGTTGAGATTAAGTCCAGGAAATAAGGTACATTACAAATACGTCAAAGAGTGGTTCGAAGAAGTGCAGAACGAACTTGACATCTACCTGTTTAAGTGTGGGTACGACTCGTGGTCAGCATCGTATTTTGTGGAGGATATGAAAAACACCTTCGGACTCGCGACGATGGAACCCGTTATTCAGGGCAAGAAAACGCTGAGCAGTCCGATGAAGTCCCTAGGAGCTGACTTGGCAAAAAAGAGAGTGGTTTATAACAATAATCCGATCCTGAAATGGTGTCTGGCAAATACCTCGGTCGATGTTGATAAAAACGACAATATTCAGCCATGCAAAGGGAATCAGGGTACGCGACGAATTGACGGTATGGCCGGCCTGCTGGACGCATATGTCACACTGGAAAACCATCTGGAAGAATATCTGAGCATAATCTGACGGAAAGGAGGAGAAGAATGCGAATAATAAACTTTTTTCAAAATATCGGGAAAAGCGCTGTTTACAAAATGATCACCGAGCAGGGAAACGGCTTTTTTGCGTGGAATGGAAAACTATATGAATCCGATATTGTCAGATCATGCATACGGCCATATGCGAAGGCGGTCGGGAAGCTGATAGCAAAGCATGTCAGGAATGACGGGAAATCCTTTTCGGTGAATCCTGAGCCGTACATACGCTTTCTACTGGAGGAACCGAACCCATATATGTGCGGCCAGGTGATGCAGGAGAAGGTGGCGACACAGCTTGCACTAAACAACAACGCCTTTATTCTGATCGTACGGGACCCTAATGGAATACCGGAACAGCTGTACCCGATTCCGGCCGCCGGCGTGGATGCAAAGTATGAAAATCAGGAACTATACCTTAAGTTCTACTACCTGAACGGCAAAACGTCCATGTTCCCATACAGTGAAGTGATTCACCTGCGGAATGATTTCAACGATAATGACTTGTTTGGAGATTCCCCAAAAGAAGCCCTGGCACAGCTCATGGACATCGTATCAACTACGGATCAGGGGATCATAAAAGCAATCAAAAACAGCGGTGTGATCCGATGGCTGTTAAAATTTAACTCGTCTATGCGGCCGGAGGATCTAAAAAGTTCTGTTCAGGAATTTGTGGACAACTATTTAAGCATTTCCAGTTCTACGTTTGGCGCTGCCGGAGTCGATTCCAAAGCGACAGCGGAGCGGATCGAGCCAAAGGATTACGTCCCCAACGCTTTGCAGATGGATAATACTAAAAAGAGGATCTATGCGTTTTTCAATACGAATGAAAAAATCGTCCATGCAAATTACACGGAAGATGAATGGAATAGCTATTTTGAATTGGTGATTGAACCGCTCGCCGGGCAGATGTCAGGAGAGTACACGCGGAAATTATTCAGTCGGAGGGAACGAGGCTGCGGAAACAAAATCTATTTCGATGCAGGAAACCTACATTGTGCCAGTCTGTCAACAAAACTGGCTTTACAGGCCATGGTAGACAGAGGAGCCCTAACACCGAACGAATGGAGAGAAACGCTGAACTTAAGTCCGGTGCCTGATGGAGATAAGCCACTGCGAAGACTTGACACACAGACAGTCAACCAGATCAAGGGCCTCCTGGCCCAAATGAATCTGGATAACGTAAATGAAACGAGGGCCGGAATCACGGCGCTATTAGAAGGGGGTGAGAAGAGTGGCAAAGCGAATTGATGTGAAGGGGCAGATCATTGAATCTGGGAATGAATGGGTATATGACTGGCTTGGGTTAGAGAGCACATCTCCAAAGAAAATCATTAAGGCTTTGCAGGAGGCTGGAGGTGAAGACGTTGAAATCTATATCAACTCCCCTGGTGGGAGCATATTTGCCGGTTCAGAAATCTACACAGAGCTCAGGAATTATTCCGGGAAGAAAATAATTAAGATTACCGGAATAGCCGCAAGCGCCGCGTCAGTAATTGCGCAGGCCGGGGAGTGCGAGATCAGTCCTACAGGAATGTTTATGATCCATAATGTCAAAACGTCGGCGTCAGGTGATTACAGAGACATGGATAACACCGGAGATGCCCTGCGGGCCGCTAACCAGTCAATCATGAATGCGTACATCGACAAGACCGGAATGGATGCGGAGATATTACAGGATTTAATGGACCACGAAACCTATTTGTCAGCCCAACAGGCTGTAGACCATGGATTTGTCGATAAAATTATGTTTTCCGACAACGCCATCCCAATGCAGAATGCATTCGGAGGAATCCCGCCGGAAACCATCGCAAAATTAAGAAACATGATTAAGGATCCGGGACAGAAAACCCCGGATTTTTTAATACACAAAGCACAGGCTGAGTTAAGGCTGAAATTGTTAAATCTGAAAGGAGACAGAGGTAATGAATAGAAAAGAGTATGAGACAAAAAGACAGGCACTTATCAACGAAGCGGAGGCGCTTATCAATGAAGGAAAGCTGGAGGAGGCCAACAAAAAAATGGAGGCCGTGACGGAGCTGGATAAGAACTTTGAAGCAGCAGCCAAGGCGGAAGCGAACTTAAGGGCACTGTCTACGCCGCCGCTTCCGTTATCCGGAGTTGGTGACGGGGCTTCTTTTGGAAGAGGAGACGACGAAAACGCAGAAGATATGTACGATTCCGTGGAGTATCGTAAAGCGTTCATGAATTACGTCTTGAAAGGGACGGCAATTCCTGAGAAATTCAGGAATGTATCTGCGACAACAAAGACCACGGATGTAGGATCCGTGATTTCTCCGACCATAGTCAACCGGATTGTGGAAAAAATGGAATCAATGGGAATGATTCTGCCGCTTGTCACTAAGACGTCTTATGCGGCTGGAGCCACAGTTCCCACGTCCAGTGTTAAGCCGGAGGCAACATGGGTAGCAGAAGGCGGTACCAGTGATAAGCAGAAGAAGGCAACCGGGCAGATTGACATTAAAGGATACAAATTGAGATGTGCTATTTCCATGACACTGGAAACATCTGTGATGTCTTTACAGATTTTTGAAACTGTGTTTGTTAACAGTGTGTCAGAGGCAATGGTAAAGGCTCAGGAAAAGGCGTTTATCTTCGGAACCGGGTCAGGGCAGCCGAAAGGTGTATTAACAGAAACGGCGGAATCCGGTTGCAATATTGATATTGCGGCGAATTCCGATCCGACTTACCAGACTCTCGTAGAAGCGGAAGCGGCGCTTCCACTAGCATATGAGAACGGCGCAGTATGGAATATGACCAAGAAGACATTTATGAAATTTGTAGGCATGGTGGATACAAATAAACAGCCAATTGCCAGAGTAAATTATGGAATTGACGGAAAGCCGGAGAGAACGCTCCTCGGACGCCGGGTAGTCTTAAACGATTATATGACAAGCCTTGGGGCAACGATTAATAAAGATACCGTAGTAGCTTTCCTGTTCGATTGGTCTGATTATATGTTCAACACCAACTACAATATGGTGGTTAAGAGTTATGAGGATAATGATACCGAGGATCAGATTACAAAAGCAGTTATGATCTGCGACGGAAAAGTAATTGACAAAAATTCCCTTGTGACTGTGACCAAGAAGAATGTATAAAAAGAGGTTATGTAATATGATAGAGCAAATAAAACTTTCTATGCGAATATCACATGACAAACTGGATAATGATATCGACGCAAATATAAACGCCTGCCTGTGTGACCTGTCACGGGTGGGCGTTGCTACTGCCGGGAAAGAAAACGATCCCCTTATTGTTAAGTCAGCGGAGTTCTATTGCAAATGGCAGTATAACTATGATGGCAGCGCCGATCGTTACGAACGGGCTTATGTAGCGCTGAGGGATTCCCTGAGTCTGTGTGGTGATTACAATGCGAAATGATATCTGTGTGCTGATTACACCGGTTCCGGAAGGTATAGAAATAACTCCCCATGAAACAGAAGTGTTCTGCGAAATCAAAAGCGTTGTTCGAAGTGAATTTTTCGCGGCATATGGTGTTGGTCTTACGCCAAAACTGACAATCAATATTAATCCGGATGATTACAAAGTGTGTATCAAGACAATTGGTAATCAGAAATACCGGCCATCACAGATCAGATATGACGGAGAGTTATTTACCATTATCAGGGCATTTCAAAAAAATATTGGAGAGATGGAGATAACCGTGAGGTGATGAGATGGACGTAAAATTTGATTATGAGCAGGGAATATTTGAGATCGACCAGATGCTTGCACAGATGCCGAAAGGACTCGAAAGCCAGGAACGCCCGCTGCTCCGGAAACTCGGTACTATCGTCAAAGGAAAAATAAAAAAGTATCTCCACAGCAGTGATATTGAAGCGCGCTCAAAAGAAATACCTCCCTCCAACTATGACGGCAGTCGGCCGTATGAACATGCCAGGGATGATGTAACCGCAGATGTACGGAAAGATAAAAATGGGATGCTGTATGCGAGTATCCGTGGAGGAAAAATGACCGGATATAAGTGGAATAAGATAAATGACGGCCATTTTGCCCGTGACGGCCATACCTGGGTGCCGGGGAATCAATTTATGGATAAGGCTATGAGAGACGCACAGGGCGAGGTAGAAAAGGCGATTGATGATATGGTAAAGAAGGTGACGGAATGACGGTGAAAGAAATCATCGAAACGGAATTAAATATTCCTGTTCTTAACGAACCAGCACCGTTGATGTCTGCCTGTGCCACCTGTATAGATTATTATACCGCTTCGGGGTTGAACGGAGATGGTGCCGGTCAGGAATGGGTAAGTAGTTATGAGGTTGATTTGTGGTATCGAGAAAGAATGGCACTTGAAGAGGCGGTGAAAAAACTCCTGAAGGCAATCGTCCTTCCGGAATTCTCTATACCATTAGTGGAAAAAAGCTGTGATCCGGCTGCGAAACTTTGGCGGGCGATTATAAAATTCGAGAAAATGGAAGGTGATATTTTTGACTAGCAAAAGTGGAAAATCAAACAGAATCAACGTAAAAAATCTGAAATACTGTCTGCTGACGACAGACGATAGCACTGGTACAACGTATGGAGAAGTTAAAGGCTTTGGAAAAGCCATGCAGATCCAGCTTACTCCCAGTGTGTCTAAAGGGGAATTGTATGGAGAAGGAGTAAAAGAGGAGGATATTTCTATCCTTAATGGCATTGCGGTTGTGGTTGATGTAAATAAAGTATTTGCAGAAGTAAGGGCTGAAATATGCGGGAATACATTTAAAGACGGCGTTGTTGTAGAAGCTGCCGGTAATGAGCCGCCGTACATTGCACTTGGGTATGAGGTAGAACAGACTGGAGGAAAAAGTGAGTTTGTATGGCTTTTAAAAGGACAAGCACAACCGATCAATTCCACAAACAAACAGTCTGAAGGTAATATTACTTTTTCAACGGACAGTGTTACTATAAACTTTATTCCACGAGAAAGTGATAAATGGTTGCGTTTTTTTGGTGATGCGGCTAATCCGGATTTTACAGATGCTCAGGCAGCTAAATGGTTTACAACGGGACCCAGTACATACCCGGCGAAGGGAGCATAAGAATGAAAAAAATTGCAGTAGCACCGGCTAATGAGGTTGAGATCGTATTTAACGACCGGTCTTTCATTGCTACATTTAACATGAGGGCAGTCTGCTATATGCAGGAAGAACTTATAAAACTTAATCAGAGCGTTACTGAAATCCCGATAGAAGAATTTGGAGCAATTGTATTATACTCTGGAATTAAAGTGAACCATACAGATTACACCATAGAGGAAGCTAAAGCCCTAGCGATGTCAATACGTCCTGCTGATTTAAACGAAATTATAACAGATTATCTTGATTCGTCCGGTTCTATGGATAAGGAAATGGAGGATGCAATTACAAAAAAAGTGATAGCTCAGATGTTGGTTGGGCTGGCAAAATCCAGTTAAACCAGCTGCTTTTCGATTTTGATTTTATCTTTTATTTATATTGTGTAAAGATGAAAATGTCTGAGCTTGGTTTTTGGAAAAGCAGCCTGGTAAAAATAATAAAACTGATAGACATCTATAATGATGAAAAGAACATGGAAATAGACGATGAATACGAGACAAAATATTTTAAGGCACCCACAATCACATCGATGAAAGAATTGGAGGGATTCGGAAGTGGCGAGTCAATATAAGCGTTCTATTGTTCTGGGGCTGGATTACTCCGAATTCAGTGGAGGAATTGCAGAATGTAATAGGAAGATGGGACTGTTGGAAGCAGAATTTAAGCTCGCAAAAGAACAGGCGAAAAATTATGGTACGGAAACTGACCAACTAACAATAAAAAAAGAAGTGTTGTCGCAGAAAATAAAGCTTCAGAGTAAAATTGTAGACGAGAATCGGAAGGCATACGATAAGGCAATGACAAGCGGAAATGCAACCGAAAAACAGGTTGATGCCCTAGACAAAAAACTACTGAACGCACGTACGACTCTGGAAAAACTGAACGGGGAATACGGTCAGGCCTGCAAGGAGCTGGATGAGTATTCGAAACAGCAGTACGAAGCAGGAAAAAAGACGGAAGAATCGGAGGAAAAGCAACGCTCTTTTGGGGATACGATTCGGGACATAGCCGATACGCTGGGAGTAGAAGTAAATCCAATGGTTGAAGCATTCGCATCTAAATTTGACGGCGTGGATGAAAAAGTCGGGTTGGCAGTAATTGCGCTCGGTACCCTTGCAACCAAATTGATTGACTGTTCAAAGTCGGCTGCTGAATATTCCGATAATATTCTTACCCTTTCCAGTGTTACAGGTCTGTCAACAGATACTTTACAGGAACTGGATTATGCTGCCGAACTTCTGGACGTCTCCACGGATCAAATTAGTTCATCCATGTCCAAAATGGTGAGGAGTATGGCGGATGCGAGAGACGGCAACAAAGATCTTCAGAAAGAATTTGCTAGACTCGGTGTCAGATATAAAGAACATAACGGAGAGCTCAGAAGTGCAGAAGCTGTTTTTTATGATACGATAGATGCACTTGGAAAAATGACAAATGAGACAGAGCGTGATTCTATGGCTATGGATTTATTCGGACGCTCAGCAAAAGAATTAAATCCGTTAATAGAAGCTGGAAGTAAACGATTTAAGGAACTGGGAAAGGAAGCCCATACTGTCGGATACGTCATGAGTACAGAAAACTTACAGAAGTTCGGTGAGCTGGATGATGCTATGCGGCGGATGGATAATACCAGCAAGAACCTGAAGAATAATTTCGGGCTTGCTCTCGCTCCGATTCTTACCGATCTGTTTGAAGTAATCGCAAAGGTGCCAATTCCTGTGATTCAGGGATTGGTCGGGCTTGTAGGTGCAGCGAGTGGGTTTGTACTGGTATATAAGGGGATCAAGAGTGTTACAGATGCAGGAAAGGGCGTTGTGAAAATGTTTAAAGGCATGGATATTCAGACATTAAAGACCACGGCGATTATCGTCGGAGTTGTAGCCGCCCTAATTGCACTTGCTACAGTCATTGCAGTAATTATTGGCAAAGGAAATGATTTGCAAAATGCAATGAATAGTGTGGGAAACAGCGTGAGCGCAGTGACCAGCACTGTGAATACAGCGCAACAAGTACCTCACTATGCTTTAGGAACCGACTATTCGATGAATGGTGATGCTTGGGTGGGTGAACACGGGCCGGAACTGGTGCGTCTTCCGCGAGGATCTCGTGTTGTGCCGAGCAATGTTGCTAAGAACGGAGCTGGAACAGTCAACGTATTTTACTGTACTATTGATGCCAGCAATGTTGATGATTTTAACAAAGTTGTAAAGTTGGCCCAGCAGGAAAACCAGGCGTATCGGACGGGAAGGAGTAAGATATAATGGCGGAACAGACAATTCTTTGTACTGGAGATACATTTATTAGTCGTTATTCCGGAAACGATAATAACTATAATCACACAGAACTTGCAATGTGGAGAGAGATCAATTCATCAAGTTTCATGGGGATTTTTCTCCAGTTTAATATACCTAGATTTGACAACAAAGAGATTGTGTCGGCGGTTGTAAGGTTACACAATAAAGTAAAAGTCAAAAACAGTATAATAGGCTGTGGACAATATAATATCCCTGACATCTCTAATCTTACAGGTAATTTGTTTTACAACAAGTATCTGGATAGTGATGTCGCATGGTCCCCTACAGAATATGAAACCAAAGCCACGGTGGAGGATAACAACGAATGGATTGAATGGGATGTAACCAGTATCGTAAAAAATAATGTCGGAAAGAATAACGTGGTTCTGGCAGTATACAGCATTGATGATAAGGTGGTACCAAGCTTATCATGGAAGTTTACAAGCAAGGAGGGCGGAAAGTCCCCATATATCAATGTAGTATACAACAACGCAGTTCCGAGTCTTCCAACGATTCTATATCCTAACGGTGATGTAATTGAGAAAAGCGGAAGTATTACGTTTCAGTGGAAATACAATTCGCTCTACGATACAGGGCAGGCGAAGTTTGAATTTGGTTGGCGAAAACAGGGAGAGTCTTCCTGGACCACAGTCACACAGAATACTTCAGAGCAGTCCTATACGATGGAAACGGCTGCAATATCTATCGGAATTGTAGAATGGAGAGTACAGACCTATAACGCCATTAATGCGGCTTCCGGGTATGCATACGGCACATTTGAACTCACCGGGAGGCCGGCCAGTCCAATTATAACGGGAATGAAGAATGATTCCATTACAGAAATAACCTGGAAATGCAACGAATCAGAAAATGCAGTCTATATTTTGCAGATCATAAAGGACGGAAAAATCATTCATGACAGCGGCGAACGGGCCGGAGGACTGTCTGATTCCTATGTGCCTGATATGATGCTGGAAAACGGCCAGTACGTTGTGAAAATGAGGATTGGAAGCGCATATGGTATCTGGTCAGATGAGAGTGCTCAGGTATTTACCATATCTGCCGCTGCGCCGGCCCGACCGTCCATAGCGGTATCCGCACTCGATGCAGGTGTGAAGATAACTACGGATTCGACAGCTGGTACAAAATTTGTGTATCGTTCGGAAGAAGGCGGAGCGTACAGCCCGATAGGCAAGTTTGCAGGAAACGAATACGAGGATTACACGGTGAAATCTGGAAAGCTGTACCGTTATATCATCAGAGCGTACGCAGGTGGCTACTCAGACAGTAATGCAGCAGATATGACCATTAAATATAAAGGTGCGCGTCTGGCTGAGGTTGGGAACCTTGCAGAGAGTATCCGGATTATAAAATCTACCAGTGACTGGCATATCGAAATACAACAGAAGAAGAGCAATGAAGCGGAATTGGTCAGCTACGAAGGCCGTACGTATAAGGTGAAAGAATCCGGTATTCATAAAGAATCAACGATAAGTACCTCTTTCTACCTTCCGAATAAGGAGGCAGAATCGCTGGAACGGATCCATGGCCTGAATGGAATCTATCTGTTCCGTAACTCGGAAACCTGTATCTGCTGCGAGATTACAGATTTTAGCTTTAAAAATGATCTTTTTGACAGAGGGAAGACTTTCGATTTGTCGTTAAGCCGCATCAATTACGATCTGGGGGTGAGGTTCGGTGACTAATCTGGCACAGGGAGGATATACCCACGAAGAAGTTTTAAAACGGCTGGAAGGTGACAGAATGATCGATTTTCGTTTCGAACTGCTGGACAGAAACGAACGGAAACTGAAAGACCTTGATAATGTATCTGGAAGTATCCGGTTTGACAGCTCCCAGGAGATCATGGGTACTGGAAGTTTTATCGTGGAGGAAACCGCAGGGGTGGATTTTAAGGAGACTGATCTTAGAATCCGCCCCGTTTTTATGCTGCTGACAGAGCATGGCTGGCTGAAATATCCACTCGGAATCTATATCATGAGCAGCCCGGAGCGTCAGACACAGAACTGTGGAATATATCAGAATATTGACTGTTATGATTACAGTACAATTCTGCGTGAGGACAAGATCCGGGAACGGCTTTTTATCGCTTCCGGATCAAACTACGTCAGGGAAGTAAGAAACCTCATCAATGGGGCCGGGATTAAAAAAATAAATATTGAGACTTCGGTATTAATGGCCCGCGAAAATATTGAGTTTGAGATCGGTACAAGCAAACTGGAAGTTATTAACGCACTGCTGACAGCGATCAACTATGAGCCGCTGCATTTTAATGGCAACGGGTATGCTGTTAGCCGCCGATATGTGGAGCCAGTAAACCGCAGAACGGAACACTCATACCGTACGGATGACAAAAGCCTTATTAAGGCAGGAGCGAAGCAGAGCCTTGATATGTACAATGTCCCGAATATATTTGTCCGATATACAGACGATCCGGATGGGGAGGAATTGAGAAGCGAATATGTGAACGACAGTGCGGGAAGTAAAATATCAACAGTAAACCGTGGAAGGAATGTTGTTGATATCGAAAGCGTTGATGATATCGCGGATCAGGAAACCCTTGATGCACTTGTCAGAAGAATTGCGATAGAAAAGAGTCAGACTTATGATACCATTACGATTCCTACAGGTCTGATGCCACACCATGAGTACCGCGACTGTATCTTTGTGAATGAAACAACTCTTGGTGTTGGAAATAAGTATATTGAATATGCGTGGGAGATGGAATTGAGCGTTGGGGGAACTATGACCCATACATTAAAACGGGTGGTGAAATTATGATCTATGATAATCCGGGTGAACGTCTCCAGGACATAAAAGATTATGTCGTAGGTGAGAGAAAAACTTATCGAATGGCAACTGTGATGAGTATATCTAACGGGCGTCCATATGTCCGCTTTTATGGGGAGGGAACGGCCAGCCAGAAGCCGTATAAATATATTTCCAGTTATGCGCCATCCATAGGAGATAAAGTTTTGTTGATAAGAGCAGGGGCGTCGTATGTAATCATGGGAAAGGTGGTATAGATGGTAAACTATGATATTGAGTTAAACACGAAATACAGTGATCCGATTGATACCGGTATCTGTCTCACGCAGGGAGACTATGGACAGACTCAGTTCACGCTCCGGGTAAAAAATGACGGTGCATATGTGACTGATGCAGTCAGTGCAACCATTAATATCAGACTGGAGAACCGTATTCCGGTTGTGGGAAATCTGATAAAATCCGGGAATGGCTATGTATATAGGCTTCTTGGGAATGAGCTGTCTATACCTGGTAAGGCAGTAGCCGACGTAAAGTTTAAATACAGCGACGGGCGGTCTTCCTCCTGCCGTTTCCTGTACTACGTCATGGAAGATACGATCAATGAAAATAGCCTGGATGCGGGTGGATATATCGGAAAACTGGATCAATTGGAAGCAGATGCAGAGGGCCTTATTACTCAATTGGTTCAATATGAAAATATATATCCACGGACCGTTAAGGCTACAGAAGATGCTGAAAAATCCGCTCATGATGCCAATATTTCAGCATCCAATGCCAATAGAGCAGCAGCCAATGCTGAATCTATTAGAAATGATTTAGTTAGCCGGTTACAGTCTGGAGAATTCAAAGGAGAAAAAGGAGATCCTGGACCACAAGGATTGCAAGGAGCCACAGGGCCAAGGGGGCTACAGGGGGTAAAAGGAGAGACTGGAGAAGCTGGAGTACAAGGCCCTAAAGGAGATGTAGGACCACAGGGGCCGCAGGGAATACAGGGGCCGAAGGGAGAACCGGGGCAGAATGGCGCGCAAGGAAAATCTGGAGTTAATATACCGGCACTGAGCCGTTTATACATCTATACTGATGATGAGGATAACAGTGCTATACACTGTGTGTATGATGATGCTTTTTATGACAGCCCTCCATTTTCATACGATAATGAAAATGGGGCTATTAAATGGAGTTATGACAATGGAAAATAGGAGGTAACTATATGGCAATGGTTGATGTGATTATTGGTTATGCAAAAGGTGCAAAGGGCGATATAGGACCGCAAGGGCCGGCAGGTGCACAAGGACCAAAAGGGGATACTGGACCGACTGGACCACAAGGCCCTAAAGGTAATGTAGGACCGGCTGGACCGCAAGGAATACAGGGAAATACAGGTGCGACGGGGCCGCAAGGTCCAAAAGGAGACACTGGTAATGTAGGACCGGCTGGACCGCAAGGCCCAAAAGGTGAAAAAGGAGACACAGGACCACTGCCTCCATTAACAAACAATTTCATGGCAACAGTAGCAGGGCAGAGCGCGCTTGATGCCGTTGCAGGAAAGACTTTGAAGGAACAGCTTGATAAACAAAATAGTGATTTAGGCGTCAATTTATCGTATTACACTTGTGGAATAGATGCACAAAATGGAGCCACAATAGCAGATGGGTACGCAAAACGTAAAGGCGACATATGTATGATATTTATAGGTGGCGTTACATGCACGCCATATACCGTCATCGGAAGGGTACGTGAGTCCGTTGTCAAAAGCGATATATGGTTTGACATCGACGATCAAATTAAGCTTAATGGCAGAGATATTGTGGTAAAAAACGTCTCGGCTATTGATGCAAAAATAATCACTATAATCGATACACAATAAATGATCATTCGAAGGAAAATATATTGACTTCGGCCCAACCGCTCTGTCCACTACTGAATCCAACAACGACCAAATCATTTTGTATGGCGACTGATACTTCAGACCAAAATATGCCGTCCGACATGCTGTATATTACCGGTATGCAATTTCCGCCAGATAAGCCGACCTGAGTTACATTATACGTGCCCAATCCATTGGTTATAGCAACACGCACGCGGGTGATAGTCCTTCTTTGGTTGCTTAAATCACTATTTGAACGAATAAGAAAACCGTTAATCAGAGCTGAAAGGCTCTTATTTTTATACCCGAAAGGGAGAAAGGAGTCCGTATATGAAGGACACTATGATCTTAAAAAATGGAACTATTATTGAACTGGAGGCAGGCGCAAGCCTGGGAGCCTTACAGGTGGCGGCGGCAAACCGGGCGGCCATGGTAACGACCTGGGAGGCGCTGACTCCTGACAATCTCACAGAAGTGCAGATTAAGAACGGTGATGGGTTAGTGGCAGGCAATTATATTGACCTTGTACTTGTGTCTGAAACGTCCATGGTGGCCGCCGATGGTACGGTGATTACAACATATAGCCTCCGTGAGAAAACGGCTGAGGAAAAGCGCCTGGACGCCCTGGAGGAAGGAAAGGCGGTACAGGACGGGGCAATTAATGATCTTGGTAAAGTGGTTGGAACACTAGCAGAAGGAGGTACGATTTAATGGGAGCATTTTACGGAACACGGATCAGACATGGTATTATTACAATTGATGATGTACCCAACTTTTGGCGGCTCAAGACAGAAGCGTGGTTGAAAGAAAATCCGGAATAACTGACGGGAGGGCTTATATATGCCTACAGATGTAATGGTGGCTCTGATCGGCCTGGGAGGCAGTGCAATCGGTACATTTGCCGGTGTGTTTGCGTCTGCGAAGCTGACCGCCTACCGGTTAGAGCAGTTAGAGAAAAAAGTGGACAGGCATAACACGGTAATTGAGCGGACCTATAAGTTAGAGGAGGCTCAGGCCGTGATGCAGGAGCAGATTAAGGTCGTCAATCACAGAATTGGGGATCTGGAAAGAGAGGGGTAATTATGGATTTAGGAATTGCAAGTGTAGCAGGTATCACAGCGTTGTGCTATTTGGCCGCTATGGCGGTGAAAGCGACGGCGGTAGACAATAAGTGGCTGCCGGTGATTTGCGGCGTTATTGGGGCAATCCTGGGCGTTGCAGGCATGTACACGATGCCCGACTTCCCGGCGGCGGACATCATCAACGCAGCGGCGGTTGGAACTGTATCGGGGCTTGCAGCTACCGGTATCAACCAGGCGTACAAGCAGCTGACGAAATAAGCTGTTGCGATATCGCAATGGTTGTAATATCACAACTTTTTGGGGCCTGGGAGAGATCCTGGGCCTTTTTCTTTTAAGGAGGACAGTTATGTTACCTATTACAAAACAAATCAAACAGATTAATTGCTATGCAAGCCAGAATCACCCAAAGTACATCGTAATCCATGAGACTGATAATTTCAACAAAGGGGCCGGAGCAGCTTCCCACGCCAGGGCGCATAATAATGGCAATTTGGCTACATCGGTCCATTATTACGTTGATGATGTAGCTATCTACCAGACACTCAACCACACGGACGGAGCATGGGCGGTAGGTAAGCAATATGGCACGCCGTTGGTGGCCGGAGCCAATAACAACAATACGATCAATATCGAGATATGTGTTAATCCGGACAGTAGCTACGACAAGGCGCGGCTTAACTGCGTGGATCTGGTGAGACATCTGATCCAGGAGACGGGGATCCCTGCTGATCGGGTAATCCGGCACTACGATGCGAAACGGAAGTGGTGCCCTCGTAAGATGATGGACAGCCCAGAGTTATGGACGGACTTCTGCCTGCGGATCCGCGGCCAGGTGGACGAGGTGAAGAGTTTTGAGGACGGCGCAGGGAACTGGCATTTTACGATTAATGGCGAGTTGCAGAAGACGCGCTGGGTAAAATATAAGAATAAGTGGTTCTACGTGGACGATTCCGGGAACATGGTAACCGGTTATGCGGTTATCGGAGGCCTGGTCTATATGCTTAACCCATCAAAGGCTGATATGGCGACATACGGGGCGCTGATGGTAACGAACAACCTTACACAGGGCAATCTTGAGGTGCAGTGGGTGGAATAGCAAACAACAGAATAATGATGCGACTGAAGCTCTGGGAGGAATCCCGGGGCTTTTCTATTGCAAGATGCAGAAAGGAATTAATATGAAACTAAGACTTGTCAAACAGGGAGATTTTTTAGGAACGAAATGCGATTTTTATGTAAATGAGATTGGCGATATTTTTATGAGCAGAACACAGATTGGATATGCGTTAAAATATAAGCAGCCGCAGAATGCGGTTCTAATTGTTCATAAGCGCCACAAAGAGAGATTGGATAAATTTTCTGTGGAAGTATCGGGGTGTCAATTTGTCACCCCGATTTATAAAAATGAAAACACCGATAAAGTATTCATGTATAAAGAACGCGGAATATATGAAATATGTCGTTACTCAAATCAGCCAATAGCAGACGATTTCAACGACTGGGTTTACGATACGATCCTGTCCATCAAAAAGAACGGCTACTACATCGCCACTGAAAAAGATGCAAAGTGGCTGGGGACCCGTCAGGAGACCAAAGAAGTACGTAAGGCCGAGACAGATCAGATTAAGCTCTTTGTAGAGTACGCAAGGGCACAGGGGAGCCAGCATGCAGACCGGTATTATGTGTCGCTGACTAATCTCATAAACTGCCGTTTGGGGATTGAAAGCGGAGAGAGAGACAAGGCAGACCAGAGGACGCTGATGCACTTAAAATCACTGGAAACGGTGGTGGAGCTGCATCTGGCTACGCTGATGGCAGAGGGGCTGCCGTACAAGGAGATATATCAGGGAGTGAAAAAGTTTATCGAAGCGCTGTAGGGAATCTCACGGCGGAAAATTCAGCCGCCAGAACGGCCTTCTACTCCCGATCGGGAACCTCGTTGCCTCGAAGAAACGAGGCGATGTGACAAGGGGAGCGGCCCAGGATAGAAAGGGCGGTCCGATTGGGCCGTCTGAAAACATGATCTGTATGTTATAAAATTTGTAATTGAAGCCATACTACTACTGTGCTTTGATATATAAATTGTAATCAGTATTTTATGCTTTACTGTAAAAGAGGGAAAATAGTTGAAAAGATATGATCCGATGATGCTGGGAAAAAGAATTAGGAGACAACGGATAATAATGGGGATGACCCAGGAAGAAGTGGCTGAGAAGATTGAACGGTCATATAAGTACTATCAGGATATCGAACGAGGGACATGTGGAATGTCGATTAATACAATACTTAGTATTGCAGAATGTCTTCATACATCTATAGACTATTTAATCTTCGGAAATAATGAGAAAATTTTCCACACCTTTAATGGTGAAGAAGAGCAACAAGCGCTTATAGATGCTTTGAGCAACTGTAGTATTCATAAGAAAAAATATGCCTTAGAATTAATAAAATTATTTTTGAAGGCTTGTGATGAACAATAACGGCGGCAGCTCCCCCATTAGCTCCGCCCTGTCTCCTCGGCATAATATAGGTGGTCCGCTTGGGCCTCCTTACTTCTAAGGGCGCTTCACGACTGTCGATTTTTTTTAAACACACCTCTTGCCAGGAGGCCACAGAAATGATATAATAAATTCGCTCGTATTATATATATCTTTCTGGCACGTCCAGTAAGAGTATTCATGCAAAGCCGCTCAGTATCCCCATACACTGAGCGGTTTTTGTGTGTAATTCATGTATAGGTGATCAGTAGTAGAGACACCTAAAATGAGTATGCTGCATATAGAAAATGTGATACAATTAAATTCCTTCTTTACAAAATGATATACGCGCGCTATAATAATTGCGTTTTTGCTTTTCTAACTTGCGGCTTAGCTATATTGGCAGGCCGCATTTTTTGTATACATAACTGCATAAATTTAGCAGAGTAGAGTAAAAAAGCGTTGATTTATTGAGAAAAAAGTGATATGATTTTCCCAGCAGCTCTTCATTGCGGTCGTCTAGGTATATTTCCCCCATATACCCGGGCGACTTTTATATGCGTATCTTACTACGTTACATCAACCGGCATCTGGCGTTCATTGCGTCAAAAGCCACATAGCAGTAATATCCACATCGATTATCATTTCCGCCATCTCGCGGGTCTCCTGATGCTTTGCGTTTCTGGCAGTCTGGGCGTGCCGCTGGTAAGTTTCAATCATCTCAAAAAAATAATTCATCTGTTCGGTTCATCTTTTTTCCCATCTCTGTTATAAAATCACTACATTTATTCTTGGAGACTTAGAATTAAAGTCCTTGTGATATATTTTCCTTGGTGATACTACAAAATTCGCTAATACTTTGAGTGGTAATTTGCTGACGAATTAAAAAGCGTACTTTTTCGTCATTGGATAAAGAAGATACCGGTTTTCCCATAAGACTAACTATGTTTATTTCTTTTGCGATATAACCTTTTACAAAAGTATTTGTGCTGCAAAGCATTTTGTTGTCTAAGCATATGCAGCCGTCATTTATAGTAGCATTATCCCAAACTGGCGGATCAGCCATATAATTCTGTTCTGCCTCAAAGCAATACTTTACAATATTAGCTTCTTCATTATTGACAGCAAGTTTCCCGTTTCTAAAATCATATCCAAATGGAGCCTTTTTTTTCATGCAGCTACCTCCTTGAGTATTTATAATCAAAGAATAACTCATTTTTAAAAAACGATCAAATAAATTTAATACTATTCTGTAAAAATTATTTGCGTGGTATACGAAATTTTATTGCAAAAATAGTTAGAGTAATTAATAAAATGTTCGTCTGTAGTACGGTCGCCGGCA